ACAACTTCCCGTAGGGTTTCGTTGTCGCTGTGCTTTTCAAGTTGCTCGATTTTGAAATTACGAGATGAGTTTGCTGCAAGGCTCTCGAAAAACTTATTGAGATTCATTCTTCACCTGTTCAATGTGTTTACACTTACCATGATATTTAAAACCGATACAAGAGCACGAGTATCCATTCTCGGTTTCTTCGACCACATACTGTTGGTCTTTGCTACCCTTAATAACCCAACTCTTGTTTTGGGATTCTTTCTCGCTGACAAACTTATATCCACGTTGGATGACTTTGAATTTGCGATAGCGAGTATCCAGCTTGATGGGTTTGCTGAACATCTGAAAGTCTTTGGGATTGTTCCACTTGAAGTATCCGTAACTTTTGGACATGGAGTCGTCCATGATATACGTATGATTGGGTTGACGAATTACGTCTTCCCAGTGGGTTGTTTCTCGCACAAGTATCATAGTATAATTATACCCCAAGTTGTAATTAAAGGCAAGTGTTTTATGCACCCACGGAACGACGAGGGTAACCAGTTGCAAAGCCACCAGTACCACTCACAAAACCACGAGACGATTTAGCGGACATCGTACCCTTACGAACACGAGCAGGGCGACCAACTTCTACCACACCACCAGCACGGATAAATTTCTTCAGTGCTTTCTCGGATTCTTCACGCAACTCTGCTTTTGTTTTAACAGAAGTATTGTAAATGGTTTGCTTGCGAACGATTTTCTCAGTGTTTTTCATAATCAATTTCCTTTCAATTAAGCAGCTTGCTTGGCTTCCATCATTTCAGACAAGATGAATTTTGCGATGTTCATATTTTTGCGAGACTGATCAAGTGCTTGCGCATTATTGAACGATTGCAGTTCTTGAGCATCAGACAACAGACTCATCACAACCATCTCAAGACCACTAAAGCGAGCAGTAATGGAGTTCATATATTGTTCACGGATATCTTCTTGGCTAATACCGTAGCAGTTCTTTTCGAATTCAGTCATTTCAGTTCCTTTCTCGATCACAATAGAGTTATTATCGCTCAAAATGCAATTAAAGACAACAACTAAATGTGAAAAACCCTACCATCGGTAGGGTTATTTTAAGCCCGAGACTAGAGGGCTAGAGGGGAGGTTTTTAGTAAGTAAGTACTAACTTACCTAATTCCAGCCAGTGCGGAGGCTGAAACGACCTGAATTCCAGAACCGAAAATCCTGTTGTATTCGTTGATCATCTGTTGATTTGGAATACCTTCTGCCAGAATAGCATTTTTTCCAAGGTTTAGGTTACCTTCAACATATGGCATATATGGTGCTAATGCCACACCAACACCTTGTTCAGTTCTCTGCAAAACAATTTGTGCAGGATTCTTCAACTCAAAGTGCTGATCGTAGTTGTTAAACTGCTCAGCAATCAACTCTTCACCTGTTGTAATCTTATATACTTTAACTTTATTCATACTATTCCTCAACTAATGTTTCAATAAAATCTGCTGCATGATGTTGGTTAGTGAAAAATCTTATCACTGTGCTTTCCATCTCATAACAGTGTTGTGCTATCACCATGATAGTTTTGTTTTTAAAAACAGATACCTTGAGAAGCCACTCTCCCCTGCGAACGAGAACAAATGAGATAAGGTTTTCTGATATTCGTGCTTTCATAACAAGTATTTAGGGGATCCGAAGATCCCCTATTGTTATGACTTGCTTGGTGGATTCGCTGGCGCTCTGCCGTTGACCCAATCCCAATCATCATCTGTCATTGGAATCCATTGGTTCATACCATGCTCCCTCTCTGAATTTTGGCGAGATACTCTCGCTCCAACTGCTCAACATGAAATTGAGACTGAGGGTTTCTGGCGTTAATGTATTCCTCTAACGAACAAGTTCTGTCACGCAATACATCATAAAGGAATGATTTAAAGGCGTGAAGAAATTTCATCTTGCTCCTCCTCTGTAAGGAACTGCTTGCCCTTACCAGCTTTAACAGGCACTTTCTTTGGCTTCTGTGCTTCTGGAATCATTCTTTCCAGAGCAATCTTAAGCATACCATTGAAGAGTTCTGCATCCTTAACTTCAACTTGGTCATTCAAAGCGAACGAACGAGTGAAAGCACGGTTGGCGATACCTTTGAACAAAAAGTTGTCTTCTGCTTCATTGTTGACATTGCCTTTGACGACTAGCTTACCACCATCGATCTCGATGTCAATCTCGTTCTGGCCAAAGCCAGCGACTGCCATCTCGATGACGTAGTGAGTGTCATCAACCTTGCGGATGTTGTATGGAGGATAGTTGGGGATGTTCTTGGTAATATCATCGTGAAACTTTTGCAGTTTCGCAAATTGGTCATCGAAGCCAATTAAGAATTTATCCAAGTCTTTGAATGCATCTTGTGAAAAGAATGCAGGTGTGAAGTGCTTATTCATAGGTTTCTCCTTTTAAGCGAGTTAATGAAAACGACTACCCATTCGGCGTAGTCAATCCTGCTTACTGTGGTACAGGGACACCTTATCGTAGTGCCAGCCTTAGACGCTCCTAAGGTAGTAGAGTCTTTACGTTCCCATCCCGAGGAATAATACTATTTAGGCAGCAGGAGTTTCAGCTTGCTGCTTGGCAGCAATTTCGGCAACCTGCGGTTCACCTTGCTGCTTAATTTTGTTGATCAGAAGAACAACTTCTTCAAATGGGTGCTTACCCAGCGTACGAAGAATCATATTTACTTCATCGATAGTCAATTCAAGTTTAATCATTTTGCTTTCTTTCCTATGTTATATTTTGGAACGAGTTCCCACTGGTCTTTTTCTTTATAAGAGACCACCTTAATCTGCGATAACGATGCCTTTTGCTCAGCTTGAGAAGCATTGATAATCTTTAACAAATCCCAATCTTGCAACAATTTAGCAATAGCGTTTCTTCTTTCTACGTCACTCGAAGTAATGTTAGACTCTTTGCCATCTAGAGCAAACAATTCTTTAAAGTGAACGATGAAATACCTACCTTGCTTGTGCAAGATATGGCATGATTGGTATAGTTTGTTTTCTTTTCTAGAAGCAATGCCGATACGAGTCAGTGTCTCTCTAACTTTTAAGAAGTTATCTGGCTCTGGCAGACTCACTTCAAGCATCGACTCTGGTGTCCAGTCGTAGTAAATCATTTCTACAGTCATTATTTTCCACCTTTGTATAATTTTTCTTTTATCATAGTTAACTGTTCATCACTTAGGACGCTCAATGCTTCCTTAGCTCTGTTCGAGGAATACCCATAGTACTCCTTAACAAGACTAAGAGATTCAGTAACTGTGTCTTTTTTAGCCCATTTACTGAATCTCTTCTTCTTGGCTATACTATTTAGTAAAAAGAAAAACTGCCAATCTTCATCCATATGACTACGCATATTCATTTCATTGGCATACAAAACTGTATCTGGAAACTGAGAAAGACCCATGTTCACGATAAACGCTTTATAGTCTTTCTTAGCAGTAGGATCGTCTTGAAATAGATTTTGTTTAGTATAATTTATTGCATTAATAAAATCAAACGGACTCATCTAAAAAACCCAACTTCTTTCAAATTATCTTTTTGGCAAGCGAACCTTTTTCCAGGAAACATATTAGATAGTTTGGTTTCTATCTCTTCACGATTGCTACCTTGCACTAGGAATTTAGAGTTGTTATCGTAAACTAAAAATTCATTGTTGTGCTTTTCTATGGAGATAGAAATCATTCGTTCTTGCTCTTGTTCTTCAGCTTGTGTATCTGACTCTAGATTGTTAATCAATTCTCTTAAGTGAATGATAGCAACTACCTGACGTGCTACCCATCCACAGAAAAATGCAATAACAGCAACTAAAAAGTAGTCCATATCTTCCTCACTTAAACTGGCACTGAGCCATAATCTCAGTCAGTGCTGCCATAATATTTAGTTCTTGGTCAGCGACGAACGCTGCCTTATATTGATAGTCAGCAAGGAACAGGATAAGTTGGGGAATGCTGGAAGGGTTAAGTGCTGCGTTGGCATGGTCATAGAACTGCCTAAACAAAGTTGCAGCATCGGCATCAGAGTTTTTAGCTACCCATGAACGAACAGCAGGAAAGTCTTTTTCCTTCATCAACTTGATAAGAGTTTTGAAAGACTCTTCAGACATGTTGACAAGAATGCCAGAATCAATCTTACCACCAACGGAATAACGCTGGAGTTCGTGTAGGATACGACGATAGTCAGGAAAGTGTTTTGTGATTAGCTCAGCAACAACTTTCTGATCGAACTCAATACCTTCTGCTGTTAAGATTTCTGAAGCACGACGGAAGAATGCAGAAGCAATCTTAGGTTTGTCGCTTGCTTCGATCTTGAAGTCGATGTTAACGCATCGTGAGTGCAGTGGTTCAAGGATTTTGTTTTTAAAGTTACATGTGAAGATGAATCGGCAGTTAGCAGAAAAGTCTTCCATGAATGCTCGTAGAGCAGGTTGAACAGATTCGGCATTCATGTAGTCTGCCTCATCAATAATAACTACCTTTTTAGCATCTGTCAGTGAAACAGTTGAAGCAAAAGAAGTGATCAATGTTCGCAGGGTTTCGATCTTACGACCTTCATCCGATCCGTTAATCACTAGAAACTCTGCACCGATCTCGTTACACAGTGCTTTTGCTACAGTAGTTTTACCTACACCAGCAGTACCAGAAAGCAAGAAGTGTGGGAGTTCTCCTTGTGCTACATACTGCTTGAATACCTTTTTAACGCTCTCTGGAAGAACGCATTCATCGATAGTTTTTGGGCGATACTTTTCAACCCAAAGAAATTGGTCGTCATTAATGTTCATAATCAATCCATAATAAAGGGGGAGTAGCACTCCCCATTAATCAAAACTCGAATGTAGAGTCTGCTTCAACGGCGACGTAGTATACCAAGTCGCTGCTAGTAGATTTAAAACGAGAGATCTTCTTACTGGAAATGCTAACAGCATAATCTCCTGGAAGCATCTTTAGGTTTTCTACCTTGAGGTTAACTTTGAAAGTTTTATCAGTGGTGCCAACTGGCTCGCTGAAAGAGTTACCAGTAGCATTTTTCTTATCGCCAACAACTGCAGTGATAGTGCTACCATCACCAACGATAGAAACATCAGGACTACGCAGAACAGATGCAGTTTTCTGGATCATGTTCAACATCTGGGATGTGATGCTAAAATTAACTTCAGCTTCAGGGAAGGTGATAGCCTTCTGTGGCGCAGTCAACACAGCAGCGTCTGCAGCGAAGAATTTAATCTTCATGCTACCTTGGCTGATAGAAACATACTTTTGTTGAAAGTCTAGATCTGGGTCATCGAACAAAGACATTGCGCCGAGGAATTCGTTCAAGTCATAGATACCGAAGTCAGGGAATGTTTCAGAAACAGTGGCGTCAGACATTACGTTCTTCTGAGCACTGATTGTTGACAGTTTATTACCAGATTTAAGAAGTAAGTTGGAATTGATTCCAGCGAAGTTCTTAAACAGGGCAACAGTTTCTTTACTAAGTTTCATTATTTCTCCTTGTCAAATGAATACATTACTATGTATAATAATTATGCCTGAAAAATGAATTTCAGGCAAATTATTTTTTAAGAATTTAGAACCTTGGCGCATGCATTCATTACTGCAGCAATACGTCCGATGTCTCGGAGATTCTCTACAGTGTAACCTTCTTTCTTCAAGGTTTCATAGTGTGCCTTTACGCAAAAGTGGCACTTGCCTACGATACTTGCAGCAAGAGAGAATGCTTCAAAGTTAGATTTAGTAGTTCCACCATGACTTGCGATGGCATTCATACGCAACTGTGCAGGTAGACCAGTGAGTGACGGATCGTCTGCCATCTCAACATATGGATACCATACATTGTTCTGTGCCATAATGCTTGCTGCAGCCATAGCAGATTCAGCGAATGTGGGGTTGTCTGCCAACAAAACTGATAGCAGTTTACCGTTACCAGTTGCAGCCAG